TGCCCGAGTGGTACACGTATGGCTGGTACTGGTTGAAGTACTTGCCCAGCTGCTCCTTGAAGCGGTCCTGGCCGTTCAGCACCAGCTTGAAGTCCTTCAGGGGGCCCGCCTCCGACACGGAGATCACGTTGGAGCCCTCCTCGAACCACGTGCAGTTGGCCACGCCGGCCACGTTGGCCACCAGGTGGGGGCAGCCCAGCTCGTGGGGCAGCAGCGCCGCGCTGGAGAACAGTGGCTGCAGGGTCACGTTCACGTTGGCGGCGTTGGTGGAGAAGTTCCACATGCTGTTGGTGGCGGTGGAGGTGGTGTTCTGGTAGCACCAGATCAGCTCCTTCACTGGGTGGTTGAAGGACAGACGGATGGTCTGGGCACCCGAGGTGACGGAGTCGCCGCCGGTGTGCTGCACCTGCTCAATCAGGTACTCGTGGCCCTTCTGGGCGAAGCGGCGACGCTCCTCGGTGTCCAGGTACACGTAGTTGGCCCACACCTCGAACACCTGGCTGGAGGTGCCGAAGTAGTTGCTGAAGTTGGCCGTCAGGTCGAAGTCCAGGCGGACCTCGTGGTACTGCAGGGCAATCAGGGGCAGGTACAGGCCTGGGTTGCGGTTGAAGAAGAACAGCAGTGGCAGGTACACGTAGTTCTTGTTGGTGGCATCGTAGGTCACTGGGCACGAGGTCAGCTTGCCGTAGTTGATCTTGTCGGACTCCGACAGGAACACCTCAGCGTACAGGCGGAACCAGGCCTGGTAGTGCTTGTCGATGCGCTGGCCACCGATGGTCAGCTCCACGGAGGAGATGGCACGCTCGGCCACCCAGTTGTAGTCGTACACGGCGTTGGTCGAGGTCAGGTTGCCGGTGGCGACGAACGCTGGCTGCAGAGCCACGTACATGTTGCCGACCAGGTCACCGTTGCGGGCGATGGTCACGGACACGCGGCCGCTGTTGGATGGCGTGCCGTTCACCGTCTGCTGGATGTTCTCCATCGCGAAGTTGGTGTGGCGCTTGTACACCGCCTGGAAGAAGGTCACCGAGGGCTGACCCGTCAGATACACATCCTGAGCACCGTAAGCAACCAGCTGCATAAGACCACCCGCCATTTGTAATATCCCCCAAGAAAAAAATTTGGACCGCGCCCCCGCTCAGCCGCGAATTTCTGGAACCCTATTAAATGTCCCGTGTTGCCCGCCCCAACCCTGTGTCCAGCCCACCCCCTGAGGAGATCGAGGACGAGATCGAGGACGAGGACGGCGATGACATGGGTGACTTTGACGGTGATGAGATGGACATGGATCCCATGGACATGCTGGGCAATTTCCTGGCGACCGAGGACGGTGAGACGATCGCCACTACCCTCGTCAGCCTGAAGGATGCGACCGAGAAGATTGCCCTGAACATGGAGATGCAGAACAAAATTCTGGTCAAAATGCTGAGTGCCGTCTCCAAGGCTTCCCCGTGCTCGTGCATTCCCGAGCCCAAGTACACTGCCGCACCCGCTTAAAAAAGTCTGACCCTCTCTTAGCAATGACAACCGTCCACACAATCGAAAAGAATATCACACCTGAGCATGCCGAGGAAATTCGGCAAGCCCAGCAAAGCACAGAGGTGGGCTCGTGGGGCGTTGAGGAAATAGAAGCGTACCTGACGAAACACGAGGAAAAGATTGGACTTCATGCGCGTGCGAACACACGGGCCAGCGATCTGGGCTGGGCGTTCGTCCTGTTTCCTGAAGATCAGGCGAGGGATGAGGAGGGTTACCCAGTGAACTTTGATCACGAGCAAGTCATTGGCCGCAAAAATATTTTCATCAATAATTGCCGGATCCTCCTGAAGAGGATTGACAACATGGGCATGAACAAGCACGCGAGCAAGGACGTCAACGATGAGGAATTTACTTTGGAATTCAGGGTCCGACGCCTAATCGAGGACCGCAAGGATATGTTCGATCAGTACAACATCTGGAACCGTCGCTTCAAGCGGGTGAATGCTCCCCGGCAGGCCTGTGATAACACCGACAAGAGCCTGAAAGAGGACGAGAGCAACAGTCCGTACCAGAAGGTCCTTCTGTACCTTCTGACGGAGGCGTCCAGGATGGATTACCGCCGGTACCGCGACCAGTGTTGCACACAGATCCGCAACACCCGGGCCTGGCGCCAAGTCAAGGAGATTAAGGATTTCGTGTACGACACGACCCAAAAGGAGGACCAGCCTGAGATGTGGAAGAACCTCACGAGCCGCGGCAACATGGTCGCTGACGTGGTTCGCCACCTATCCCAGTGCAAGGACATCCAGTTTCCCGAAATCAAAAAGGATCGCCACACGTGGTCGTTTGAGAACGGCCTGCTCGTTGGCAAAGATTGGGACCCTCAGCTCGAGCGGTACAAGATCAAGTTCTATCCTTACTGTTCCCGGGAGTTCCGCGAGCTGGATCCGACCCTCGTGAGCTGCAAGTACTTTGACATGCCGTTCGACCCATACGATCACGTGGCAGACTGGTATGACATTCCGACGCCCCACATGCAGTGCGTGCTGGATTACCAGCGGTTTGAGACTGACGTATGCAAGTGGATGTACGTCTTCTGCGGCCGTCTGTGCTTTGAGGTGAACGAGCTGGACGGTTGGCAGGTTATTCCATTTCTGAAGGGAATTGCCCGCTCGGGCAAGTCCACGCTCATCACCAAGGTGTGCAAGCTCTTCTACGAGTGCGAGGACGTGGCGACCCTGTCCAACAATATTGAGAAGAAATTCGGACTTCAGAGCATTTACCGAGGGTTCATGTTCATCAGTCCGGAGATCAAGGGTGATCTCCAGCTCGAGCAGGCCGAGTTCCAGTCGCTCGTGTCCGGTGAGGACGTCAGCGTGGCGCGCAAGAACGAGTCGGCCCTCAGTATGCAATGGAAGACTCCCGGAATTCTGGGAGGAAATGAGGTCCCGAACTGGAAGGACAACTCGGGGTCGATCCTGCGCCGTCTGGCCACGTGGAACTTTGCCCGACAGGTTTCCGAGGCGGACCCGCACCTGGACGAGAAGCTCGAGAAGGAGATCCCTGCGATCCTGTGCAAGTGTCTGCGGGCCTACCTGGACTATGCATCCAAGTACGCCGACAAGGACATCTGGAACGTGCTCCCCAAGTACTTCAAGCAGGTCCAGAGCCAGGTGGCGACCGTGACCAACGCTCTTCAGCACTTCCTGTGCTCCGAGAAGTTCAAGTTTGGTCCGGAGCTCTTTGTCCCTCAGAAGGTTTTCGTGGCCCAGTTCAACCAGCACTGCCGCGAGAACAACCTGGGGATCCATCGGTTCAACCAGGACTTTTACGCGGGGCCGTTCAGTGCCAAGGAACTGGAGGTCCGCGTCGAGTCGCGAATTTACAACGGAAATGCGTACTCGACCCAGCCGTTCATCTTCGGTCTGGACTTTTTGGTTCAGGAATAAAATCTGGTGCGTTATTAATGGACCCATTGGCGGGTCAAAAGCGTCTAGAGCACGCTCGGATCGTCAAGTTTCAAAAACTTTGGCGATCCAAGCGCGTTTTTATCAACAGTCAGGGTTCGTGGAAGGTGTCCCCTTCAGCCCTGACGGCCAAAATTGTCACCTTTAAGCTGCCCGTGAACTTCCGGGCCGTTTTCAGTTCGGCCCCCAAGGGCTTCTCGGAGATTATGGGCTACGCCGGGGATTTCAAAAAGCCCATCGTGCGTTGGGTCGCGGGTCAGGGCTGGATCGGTGACGATGATGGCGTCAAGAAACTAGTGGCCAAGCGTGGTCAGCAGACCATCGTGCTGACTGACACGTACTTTGACGTCATGGGCCTGGGCAACTACGAGGAGGCTCTCCTGGCAATTGTGAAGAACGGCTGGGCCCCCAAGGCGCTTCTGCACGCCCCACCCACGTACAAGAAGATTGATGGAATTTTCTACATAAATAGACCAATCTTCCTCGAGGACCTGAAGGACGAGCTCATGAAGCTGCCCAAGTCCATGGTTTCGGAGGTCCGGTACCTACCCGAACTTGCTGTACCGGCGTGCGTCCTCAAACTCAAGAGCCCCAAATGGACCTACCAGTTTTTCCGCAATGGCACGGTCCTCTTCACGGGCATAAAGGATCCGTCCGAGCGCGAGGAGCCCAAGAAGCTCTTCAAGGAATTTTTTACAAAATACGAGCTGATCCCTTTGCTAGCCTTCAACCTGGCCGGCTCCCCAGCGATAAAGAAACCCGCCAAAGGCAACGGAGCCGCCAAGAAGGCGGCCCTGGCCAATCGCAACCCCCTGGCCAGTTCATGGGACGCCAAGCCGCCTTATGGATTCTACGTTCGCCCTGGAACCAACGGCAAGCCCAGATTTTACCCTTGGCTCCGTGTGGAGAAGAAGACCTATAACGTCGGTGAGGGCATGCCCCACGTCAACGTCAAGTATTTTCAGATGAATCTCAAGGGTGTCGGTCCCAAAGTGGCCAAGGCGTACACACAAGCTGGGATCCCCGTCCCCGAGGCGACCCGCAAAATTTTTGCAAATTTGGGCATCAATCTGAACGGCGGCTCGTCCCCGTCACCGGCCCCAGCCCTCAAGAACCGCCGGGCCCCCAGCTGGAACGCCACCAAACCTGGGTTCTACGTGAGACCCGGTCCAGGCAAGCAGCCCTATTGGTTTGCAATTCCCAAAGGAATTGCGTCCGGGCGCAAGACGGTACTCAAGGCGTATGCCGATGCGGGCCGCGCCATCCCCCCGTCGGTCCGAAATATTTTCAAAATTTCAAATGCCGAGGCGGGTGGCGCGAACGCCCAGAACCTCAAGCACGTCATCACAATGGGCCTGAACCAAATTTTACGTATAAATAACCGTCAAGCGACCCGCCTCACCAAGGCTGAGCTGCTGAAGGTGGCCCGCAACATGAACATCCCACAGGCTGATGCAAAGATGAAGCCGGCCAACCTGGTCAGTCTGATCCAGAAAAAGGCGGGTGTGACCAAGCCGACCCGTAACGCCAACGTGCGCGTTAATGACGTGTTTTACCGGTTCCTGAATAACGGTCGCGTAGAGAAGACGACGAACGCCGGCGTCCAGACGCGTCGGGCGTGGGCGACCCTGCCAGTCGCCGAGCAGAACAAGATTGCCAAGGCCCTGTTGCCAGCCAATTTACACGGGGAATACAATACCACCGCCAAGGCGAACAAGTTCAACACGCTCCGGGCCTATGCAGCGAGCAAAGTGGTCACCAAGGTGCCCAGCCCCCCAGCGGCTCCAGGGGGTGCGGGACCCGCGCCGGCCGCGTCCCCATCGTCGGCCGGTTCGAACAATTTTAATAGAGAATTGGAATTTGCCCTCATGCTCCAGGGCAACCTAGCGAACAACTACAAGAATGGGAACGAAGGAAATTTTATGAAAATTTATGGAAAGCTCCCAGTCGGCAAGAGAGGCAAGCCACTGAAGACCAACGTGAACCGGGCATACAAGAAGTTTGTGAAGGAAACCAAGGGTCTCAGAGCCAATGCGGAGCCCCGGGCCCGGTACATGGCCCGAATTGAGATTCCAAATTGGATGCCCAAGAACAAGGTCCAGACGTACAAGAATTTAGTTGCAAATTTGGCCTTCCAGAAGCCCAAGCCGGCCCAGAAGAACCTGAAGGCGGCGGTGAAGAAATGGGTCACCAATACGTTCCCTCTCAGCCCGCCCCGCCCGGCCAAGACGGTGGAGAACATGATCACTGGTGAGATAAAGCACATTCCGGCCTACGTTCCCAAACCCCGCCCGTCCCCTGTGCTACCCAAGCGGACCCCACCCGCCAAGAAGAGCCCCAAGAAGCCCAAGAGCAATAATTTACAAAAGAATTTCGCTCTCCCATTCAACAGAACAGGCATTGAGAACCTGAACAACGCGCTCACGAATTTAGGTCTCCCAACCGGTC